AGATTTGATACATGTTGTGTAATTGTGGATTTGATGTTGCTATTTGTAATTGTGTTTGAGCTAATGTAATTCTTTGAGACATTGAAAATATATTAGGGTCAGCAACGGGTACTACATCAATTCTATCATCAAAATCAGCTTGCTTAATATTTCTTGCACCTCCAACAACATCATAAGGATATTCTGGTGGTAAATATTGTGAAACTATTTTTCCTAATAATTTAAATTCATTCTTCATTGCTGCATAACATCTTTTATGAATAGCAGACATAACACGTGATCCACGTTCCAATAATGCAACTGTAGTTCCAACTGCAGCACCTTGGTTTCCATCGCCCACTTGCATATCAGCAATAGCCGCGAACCTTTGACCTGCACCAACTACAACACCCATTAATTGTAATAATGTTTGAGATGGTTCTTTGTAAGGAAGAGGAAAGAATGCATCTCTTAAATTTCCACCTGGTGCATCTACATCTTTAAATTCACCTGGTTGTATTGGTGATGCTTCATCTCTTACTCTAACTCCTCTTTGTTTAAATCCTGCTGGTAAATTTGATAATGTCCCTGCATCTAATAATTGACGGAGAGCAGCCGTTGCCGTTCTGCTCAATCCGCCAATCATATGAATTAATCCAAAGCCATAAAATCCTAGTCCTGGCAGAAATTTGAAGTGGACAAAATATTGGATTTTAGTTTTCTTTAGATCATCGGGCGCATAGTTTCGTCTGATAGACAAAACTTTCCTACTACCTTCATCGACTGTAACGAGGTAAGGTAATTTTATTCCAGTTGGTTCACCATCGGAGCCAACATCTTCGAAACCTTCTAAGTCTAAATTAACATGACACTCTAATAAAGTATAAACAGGTTCGTTCTTACCTGTCTTTTTAGTTCCTTCTAGTTCACGTTCTTTTTTAGATAGTTCTCCATTGGTATCTGTACCTGGGGGTCCTAACTCAACGTCACTGTAGAAACCATTGACTTGTTGTTTTCTTAATTCGTTTTCTGAAATTTTCACGGTATGAATAACTGCTTCCGCATCATCTAATGAGGTAGCTGTGTACGGAACAATTAATTCATCCGCTGGTACAAACTTTGATACCACTCTTCCAAGTGGCACGTCGTAGTAAACTTTTTTAAATGTAGATCCAGCTAGTGGTAAATGAAATAACATAGAATCAAATTCAGATTCATATTCTTTCATCGTGTCCATGATTAAATAATTCATATAATCTTTAACACGTTGTGCTTGTTGTTCTGTTGCTGGGTTCTTGATACCAATTACTTGAGTTCTAACCGGTCCATCACTTGGTAATAATTCTTTGTAAGCTTGAGCTTGAAACTGAGTTACCGCTTCAGCGAGCACTGGGTGTGTTGCACCTGAAGCTCCTTGAAAAGGTTCTGTTCTGTTTTCGTATTTAAATCCTAAAAGATCAAGACCGCTTGTGTAAGCGCTTTCCCATTCTTTTCTAGAAGATTTATAATCCATGTAGTTTTGCACCATTTCGTTTCCAATTGGTTCAACTGCATCTTCTGGTAAAATATCTGCTAGGTTATCAAAATGTGATTCTGTACCCGGTGTATTAATTGCACCTGGATCATAGTCGATCGTTGCTCCGCCATCTTCTTCAGGGATAACTTCAACGGGTCCTTTTAATTCTTCTACGTCTTCGTCCTGAACAGCAATGTCTTGCAATTCCTCTTCTGAAGGAATCTCAATTTGACTACGTGTGTTCGGGAGTCCTTTATCTATATCTGCCATTTATTACTCCTATATCTTCTTAACATTATTATATACATAAGGCAACCCTTGAGGTGTTGGCCCTGATTCTGGTGGAATGGTCTTTGTTAGGTTTGCTAGGCCTCCTGATGCCGCTGAAAAACCTCTAAGTCCCGTTCCTAGAACTGAATTATCTCTATCGAAAATATTAAATTTATTTCTTTGACCGACCGCTTCTCTTTCAAGATCGTTTATTGAATTTTCCTTACGAGCTATACTTTTTAATAAAGGTTCTGCAAAAATTCCTTGTGTTCCGTATACTTGTTCTTTTCCATACACACCTGGACCTTTAGTCATAAACTCTTTTTTTAATTTTTCTTTTTCATCTATATAAAGTTGTGGATCTAATTTTTCACCGCTTCTTACACTTTCTGCATTAACATAATTTGTTAGTTCATCATCTGTTGCCATCATAAAATCTTTAGGTACTGCTGGAAGCATATCTAAATTTAATTGCATTTGAGTTTTCTCAGGTGCTGCTAATGTTTCTATATCATTAAATTCTCTATCTGATGAATCTCTGTATTTTCTTTTTAAGTTTGTAAAAAAAGAATTAGCTGAACTTGCATCATATGCCTCTTCTTGTTTTCTTTCAGCATATAGTTGTTCTGCTTCAGATACTTTAAATTTATTATCTAAATCATTTTTTGCTTGTGAAAGTAAATTTTCAGTATTCTTAACATCGCTACTTAGATCTCCTATATAACTAAACTCTCCGCCATCGGATAAGTTTTCAAAACTTGCTTTTTGATCTTCTAGACTTTGTATCTTTGCTAATTGATTTTTATAATCTATAGTTCTTCCAACAAGCTCACCTGTCTCATCACCAAAAAATCTTTTAACCTTACTCATTTCTGCTGCTTTAGTTTGGTCTCCTGGTAATAAATAATCGCTTGCTCTCAATCCTGCTTCTGCAAAAGTATCTCCCATACCAAGTCTAACAAGAGAATCTGCAGCAACGTACATTGCTTCCGGTATGATACCAAACTTCATAATACCTCTTCCAATAGTACCCATTCTTTTTAAAAGTTTAGTAAAGTCATCTGCTTTATCCACAGGAACTTTACCAGAGTTTATAGCTGCAGTTGCAGCATCATAACATTTATCTATGTCAGGGGTCCCTGTTGCAAGACCTATACGTCCGCCATCTGCTTTTAGAGTTGCTTTCTTACCACTAAACACGGAACACGTGCCTCCACCAAAACTAGCTATTAAATTTTTAATTGGTTTTTGTTCTACTTTTAAAATTTCTTTTTTACCTAGAGCTATAATTTCATCAGCTTGTTCTTTAGTAATTTTAGATAAATCTAAATCACCTATCTCCGATCCATAAGCCAAACCTTTTTTTGGATTAAAACCAATATCTTTTAATTTTTTAACATTTCCTTTTTCATCAATATCTAATAATTCAAAGTTTACCAAACCCTGACCATTACTTCCTTTTAATTGACCACGTAATCCTTTCATTGTATCATTAAATTCTTCTATCAAAATTTTCTTATCTGCAATAGATCTATTAGGATTTTTTAACTTTTTATTTATACTTGTAACAAGTTCATTTCTTATACGTTCTACTTCTTTAAGAACAGGTAAATTATTTGTTTCTGCAGGAATTAAACCCATTCTGCTTAAAGTCTGTGTTGTAAATTTAGGTTGACCATGTTGTATTTGAATATCTTGGGACATAGTCCCTGGAAAATTTTCTGCTTTATATCTTTTTAATGTATCATAAATATTAAAAGGATCTTGTTTTTTATACCGGGCATATTTTAATTTTTTAATTTTTAATTTGTCTTCTGATGTTTGAAGAGGTTTAATATTTTGAACATATTTTTTATAAGTATCTGTTGCTTTAATTTCATTTGATTTATCAATCAATTTTTGTAATCCATCCTCGGTGGGTGCAGCACTAAAATGAGAGATTCCGGTAAGATCTCTAAAAACACGAGCATTGTTAGCTAATCTAATTGTAGTTCCTCCTTTAGGAGTTTTAGCAAGAACAAAAGAAATTCCTTCTAGTCCTTCATTTAGTTTTGATATTTTACTTTTTAAATTTTTTAATTGTGTATCTGTTATTTTATATTTATCACTTTTATTTGTACCATCGTACCCGGGCCGTGATCCGTCGTCACTGGGTTGTACCAACATACCACCATCAGCAAAACTCTTTTTGTATTTTATATTTAACTGTGGCTCACCTGTATCAATACCATAATTAGCAGAACCACTAAAACCTTCTCCATCTCTATTAAAGTCTATACCAACGTTTCTATCTTTATAGCCACCTTCATCTAAAAATATTTCTTGATCTTTGTAGTCAATTCTAGTTCTACCCTTACCGTAACCATAAGTTGCAAGAAGATTTATTTTTTCAGATACAGGTATGTCTGCTTTTATAATAGCGTTTATTGTTTCACTATCAGCAGTAATACCTTCTGGTGCACCTATGATTTGGTTTTTACCAGTCTTGGATCCTGAAGCTTGGACATTGAGAAAGTCAGTTAGCTTTGGTCCGTCTTTGTAACCAATCCGTCCGCCTTCTGCAAAGTTTTCTGTTGAGTATAATTCAAAGAATTTATTAAAATTTAATTTGGGATTTTTCTCACCTCTTCTGTATTTTTTGTAAGCACCTAGTACGTTGCTTATTTTTTTAAATGAATCTCGTTCTGGGTCTACGGTTCTTACTGGTTGACTCACAACACCTTGGACCATGGCTTCATCAGGTTTTTTAACATTAGATTGTTTTACTGAAAGAGGTTTTAAGTTTGTAGTGTCGACTCTAGGGTTAGCTTTACTAAATCTGTTAATTGCTTCTATGGTTGTAACATCATCTCTTTTAGGAGGAATAGGTATCTCACTAGTACCCAATTTTAATTTCTTTTTAAGTAATTGGTTGTTAGATGTTAAATATTCAAATACATTTTTAAGTCTGTAAGGATTCATTATTCTCCTAACATATAGGCTAGGCCACCACTTGCATATTTAATTGATGGTGCTTGGTCAGCTACTTCTTCAAGTATATCATCTGGCACACCTGGTTCTACGTCTAAATCTCCTTTATAATCTCTTTTTCCAGTAAACTCTTCATACTCTTGAACTTTTGTAGATCCTTTTTTACCTTTTAATGGAACCTCATCTACTTTAAGACTCATAAAAACTTCAGGTGTATCCGGTTCGTCCATAATACCTTTTTTAGTAATTTCCATATTGCCGGCAAAGTCTTCTTCCAATGTGTAATCTTTATATTTTTTAGCAATAGCTTTATCTTGAGTTGCCACTACATCATCACCAAGTTTTTTAATTTTTTCTGCAAGCTTAAAGAAATAAGGAGGAGGCATGCTTGATGTAGTTTGTTGTACAACTTCTTTTGCAACAGTTTTACCCGCACCTTTACCTAGTCCAGTAAATATTCCAGATTTTGCTGCACCAACTCCTAAACCAACGCTACCCATAAGTTTTAAGAATGCACGCTTCGTCATACCTGCTTTCAAACCAATCCTTCCACCGTCAGCTTTCATTTCTTTTTCAGTAACCAT